TTATTAATTAATTCAAGTAAATGCGCCTCATTTCTGACACCTTCATACATATTGACATTTAGAAAGTCAATTTTAAAATATCCGTAGTCATTTGCAATTCTGTGATCTACTGTAGACATATTTGTGATAGGATCACGTGGAATATTCTGAAAATATACACCAGTTGGGTGTTTTTCGAATGCATCATTTGCCCGATCAATTCTGCCGTAGATATATTCGATACCTGCCAGTATATCTTCTCTTCCAAACACGTCGATATCTACGTCAGTCGTTACTTTTTTCATTTCTTATCATTTCTTCTATTTTTGTTTCTATTCTCTCAGAACCAAATCTTAAACAAAATGCCATGGCATCTTCTTCATCATAGAAAGTAATACGTGACCAGTGCCAATCAAATACTGTCTTCTCAATTAAGTTATGATCTGACAACCATTTTGATACTAATGTAGGCTTTTCTTGAATTTTAAATGTAATTATCGGTGTCCTCACAATCCAGCCTGCTCCAATAATGTTGTTATATATTCGACATCGTCTGCGGCCTTCTTAAACTTACGCATCCAGAATCCTGCATCAATTATATCACGTATAATCTTTGCATGATCTTCACTAAATCTGGTCATTAGTTCTTCGCCGGTTGTACTTAGATATAAGACCCAAGGTGTAATTCTGCCGGTCTTAATCATATATGCCGCTTCGTTTTCCGAAATTGCAGAAAAGAATTTATCAAACTTGACACCATTCTTATTGCACCATTCTAGTATATCTGTAATGGTCCGTTCTGTCGCGCTGGTGGCTGGTTCTGTCTTAACTAAATTCTCAATATATGTATCGTAAACAAAATCCTTAGTCCAGTCTTTTAACTTTACGCCGTTCTTTATAACGAATTCAATGAATTGTTCAGGATATATCGGTTTTAATGTTGCTAGATGATTGCCAAATTTTGCAAAGTCGATATAATATGGACTATCTATAAATTCTTGTACAGTCTTTGCTTTCTTTGAATTGGTTGTTAATTCGTAGAATTTCTGAAATGTTCTTAGCCCAAACCTCGAGGCAGCAGTATCTATATCCATGTGCCTTCTCTTTTTAACGCACATGTGGGTAGATAATGTTGTCTCTCTGTGAAACTTTGCTCCACAGAACTTACATTGGTAGTTCTGCTCCATTTCTTTTAGATTACCTGCCCTTGACATTGGATTTTAACAATTCTTTTATGGTCTTATCATCATAACCATTTTGTCTAAAGAAGTCTGCCAAATCCTCATTGCTATTTATTTTCAATAATAACTCTAAATCTTCATCTTTCAATAACGGATAGTGTTCTAATATTGCCTCTTCGACTCTATTCTTTTTAAGCCCCTTGGGTGATGGTACTTTTTCATGAAATTGGTTTCTTCCAGATCCACATAATGCCAATAACATCCATTGCAATAGTGGATGACCGTCCTTGTTAGTTTGTGCTTTTCTGACAAATAGATTAAAGTTAGTGTTAACTAAATCATTCACCATCATTAAGTGATGTTCTGGTAAATTTTTAGAAGAACTCATAAATCTCATAAGAATCCACATGGATTTTTCTATTTCTTTTTGTTGCTCTTGTGTGCGCTTATTGAAGAAAGTCTTATCGCATCTATCCAATGCAGGCAATAATTCCCTAAACATATCATTCTCATATGCCTTGGCTTTTTCTTCTTCTGCATCAATTGCATCGGGATTTAGATCATAAAATCCGTCGAGCCAATCCTTTAATTCATTACTCAAATAATGCCCCCATATCTATAACATCGGGTAATTTATTGACTTCCTTGACAAACAAAATACAATTTGGGTGCGGCTTATCTTCAACCGGTACCACAAGAATATTTCCATTCTTAAGTTTAGGGAAGAACCATTTCACTTCTGAATAGACATTTGTAATGTTAATCTGTTGTGGTCTTGGAACCATATGCCTTAGTGGGTTGAATACCATTGTATAAAATCCGCGATCATTTAAGCTCGTCAATGGCATAATTTCTAAATCGCTATAATCTTCGTCGCATACAAGTATAGACCAATCTAATGGCATTTGTATTGTATATTCACCAATCTGTAGAACTACAGCGGGTGCATGAAAGCTTTCTAAGAAGATGAGTGGGATGAAAAAATAATCTGGATTTTTAGGATCTGAATAATCTAATACACAATATCTAATATCCTCAATCTCATTCGGTATCTTATCTAGATTATATGCTTTATTTTCGTTTGTTAGTATGTTAATTTTGATTACCTCTTATAATTGTTATAATAGCATGGTTGCGAGTTAGAAGTCAAGAATTTCTAATTCTCTGGCTGAATATCTTGTTTTTAAGAATGCTTTTTCTAAGCTACCATGCTTAAGACATAATGCAGTTACATCACTCATTGCATTATCATTCTCGTCATAAGCATATTGAATAAAATTATCTATCTGATTTACATTTATTCTCTTCGAATGTACTCCCACAAATACGCCTGTAATTTTATAATGTTCTAAAAATTGTTTGAATAGGTTAATATCTAAAACTGTTATTTTTGTATTTACAACTTTCATTAATATGTCACCTTCTTAATGCTAAATGGGTATTCTGCCTCTGTATAGAATTTCTTACGCTTCGTTAAATGCCTCTTTGAAAATTTACAATTAGAACAAACATCATATACATTAACAAAATCCTTATCAGGTGCAACTCTGATACCTCGGCCAATACTCTGTATCACCCTTGTGAAGCTCTTACCGGCTTCGAATAAAACAAGATTAAAAATACGAACAATATTAATACCTGTAGATGCAACACCATATGTGGCAATGATTACTTTTCCATCTACCTCCTGGACTTCTTGATATTCTTCTTTTCGGTCCTTAGATTTCATTTTACCAGATACAAATATTGAATCTGGTATGAGTGCTTGCAACATCTCTCCTGTCTGGACTCTGTCTACTAATACAAGTGTGTTACCCGATGCTGACATTTCATCGACAGACTTTGCCAAAAATTTGATTCTAGGTGTGCTTGTTGTTAGCCATTTCAATTCTGCCTGGTAATTACTAAATGCAGATTCTCCTAGATCCTGTAACTGCCAAATGTCAACATGCAATTGTGCAAGGATGCCCAAATCTTGTAATTCTTTAGTATTAATCTTTCCCAATAATGGGCCGATACAAGATATGACTGCAATCTTATCTACATCTTCTTCGGGCATTGTGCCGGTTAATCCCCATCTTATCGGGGCATCAGCCAAATAGGTCGATAATAACTTTCTCAATACATCGGCTTTTGCTTTGTGAACTTCGTCTACCATAACGCAAACCACATCCTCGAAGAAAGCATTTATATCGATCTCTAAATCGGTTTCTTTTGAACGCTTTGCTAGGCTTTCCAAACTTTGCCATGTGCATATTGTATGGGTCTTTAAATACTCTTTCCTGTCCCCGAAGAATACACCCACATCTAATCCCAAATTCTTATAATCATCTTCGGTTTGTGTTACTAAATCCTTTGTGGGCACAATCACTATGCTGCGCCCATACGGCTGAACTTTCTCGCTTAGAATCGCCGTAATCAGGGTCTTTCCCGAACCTGTAGGGGCGATATTGATACCAGTTATGTTATTTAGGTAAGAATTAATAACCTCTGTTTGGTGGTCGCGCAACGTAATGGGCTGGCCTTCTTTGGTATGTCCTTTAGGCCACATTATATGAGCATAGCTATCCTCTTCTACTTCTTCAAATTCAAAAGAATGTGTTGACTTTCTAAGGTCTTCAATTTCAACTTCATAACCATGTGCCTGAACAATCGGAAGCAAAATGTCTAATAGATTCAAATAAGATCTTGCACCAATATCACAAAAACTCATTTTTCCATTCCATCTGCCCAATTTAAATGCAGGCGTATGTCGTGCATAAGGGAGCATAAACTCCAATGATTCGACCATTTTACGTCGTGTAACAACGTCTAGGTTTTCAAACTTTATGTTTACTTCATCCTGGATTACTAATTTAGTTATTGCCATTACATGCTCGCATCATCTAATCCGGCTACCCGGAGCTTGATTATATGCCCAGT